TCTGCATAAGACAAGTGCCCGATTATAGACCGGGACCAAGTCTCACTTCCAAAACAGAATTCTCGAACACTACCCTGCACACGCAAGCCAAACAACTCACACAGATGACGCAAATCATCGTCAGTGAGCCGATTGGCCATTAAGTGCATCAAGGGATGCCCGACAAAACAGCCTAGGAGGGGTTGAAGGTGGAGGAGTTCCGTAGAAGTCTGGCGACCGTATAATCGCCGAGGAGCGTTGTGCCGCACAGAGATAAGCGGGCCTTCAAAACCAGTCCCGATGTTAAAACCTTTCCCGTAGGATGTGGTTAACATGTCGGTGGTTAAGCTCACCCCGCTCAGCTCCATTGCTGCGCGCTCCAACTCCGTAGCACACTTGGTCAAATAAGTTGTCGTCGCATTACGAGGTAGCGACTTGACCGCGCGTTCCAACTTCAGTTTGTCTGGAGGGTGCTCAACGACACGAAGGGTCCGTATATAGCCGTTGACATTGTACACTGGCGCACCCTCCAGGGCGACGGCACCTGTGCACAGAAGTTCTAGGTTTTTGTGGGACACGCCACCCCGGAAACGAGCTGCACTCGCAATCATTTCACCGACTGCGTTACAACCCGACCGGTTAATACACGAGCGTGCACCCACGAGTAAAGTGTTGATTGCATTTAGTGGTGACAACTTATCGACGTTAGTCCAGTTACCACTCACCAGGGATGCGACAGATCGGGCAAAGTAGCCCACAGAAGAGACAGGACCAATAGCCATACGCAAGAACTCCGCGACCCGATTACCCAATGACTGTTTAGCAGGATTCATCCTGCACCCGTAGTCTGCTGCGCGCTGCAGCAATGGAGCACAAGACGTCAAGTCATGGACACGGATAAAAACGTCGTCACCAGCGTGAAGCGCGAACAGCTTGTCATAGACAGGCGCAGTCCAGGCAGCACGGAGGTAGGCAGCGTTTAGAACGGAGTTGATGAAGGTGGTACCACGATGCCCGCTCATCAGGGTGCCGTAGACCTTCTTCCACTCACCGGAGACCTTGCAGTATGTCTGGTCGAACGAAGAAACCAAGACAGAAGAAAAGGCAGCATCAACGTTGAGCTTAGAACACAACTCACGGATAACAGTCTGCATGCTAGCAGTGCTGTGGTGAGAGTTGAAATCGTCATAGTCCAACATCAAGTTGACGCCGCCACCCAAGAAAGAACGCCGAACACGATCGGCGATAGAAGAATGAC